CAAAGCGGTATACCAGATTTACGCACTTTGAGAGGGTGGCCGAGAGCCCAGGAATCCTCCACAGGGTTTCCAGCGAGGAATCGCCGGATACATACTGAAGTTGTTTTCAACAACAGTATTACCCCATGTGGACCTTCTGACTCCAGGACCTTCAAGAGGTGTGCAGAGATCTGGTTGAGGGAATCCTCAATAGCGGTGTGTGGCGAGAGGCCTCGGCCTGACCAATGTTGGGAGAGGGTCCCCCAGCGCTTGATCAGGTCAGCAATATTCCTATTGTTGATCGAGACCAGAGCGTCTTCCGCGTCCGGTGCACTGTACTTAATAAAAGTAGTTTGAGCCCAATTAAAGATCTTGTGCCATTTACGGCTCAAAGATCTCTTGCTCCGGGGGGAGAATAAATTCTCCTCGGGTGAGGATTGGTCACTACTTGCCCCTTTCGGGGGGGTATTTTTAGATGGGTCCTCCATCACGTCTTTCGACGAAACGGACTTAGCAGAAGGTGTTGTCATAGAGGGGCCGTTCTCCATATTTTGAGAACCTGTTTGCTGTGAAGCAGACTGCTCTTCCTGCCTCACCTCACCTGCTCTGGCCAGAACGACCAAAGGAGAGTCAGTTGATAAACTCACTCGAACTTGGATTTTGTAATCCCTATCCGACAGGTACAGGACCGCGTGGGGATCCGCGGGATCGACGACGGCGAACATGCCCCCAGCCACCTTATCCCAATCAATTGTGGGGTAAAGACGGTGGTTTGGGTTCTGGAGGGCGACAGCAGTGTTCGTTATCCCTCGTCTTTGTAACCAGGACAGCAATGAAATGAAAGGGACTGTGGAAGGAGTGAATCGCATGGTGAAAACTGTGTGGTTTGCTTTAACCGCGGAAACTTTTATTAATATGTGCTGAATCCCGGAAACCTGGACGCCCCCCTCTCTCTCTCAATGTTTCCACTGAGAGGAGGTAGGGTCGAGCGAAACACTCTCTGTTTACCGCCTATTTTCGTGCAGAAATACTCCAGCATGTTTGACCAAAGCCATAATGCCAAAGGCCCTGCAGTCCCAAGAGGCGCATACTCCCAATCCTCGGTTGAAACATATCGAGGGGTCAGGTCCTACTTCTGATAGAAGTGGGGCTTGAGGTGTGCCAGAATTGCTCGGTTACTCGAATCCATCAGACTCTCAGACTCGGAAGACTTCGTCTTTCGACCTATTGTTCTTCAGCGGTCACACTTCTCCTGCCTACATCCCTTGTCTCTTTTCACTACTAACCCCAGTCCAGAAGAATACCACTAAGTGGTTTAATCCTTCCTTTCCAGAGCTTTCGTTACTGAGACCGCGGAACCCCCCGTTCCGCTTGCAGGATAGACAGTTTCCGTGTGACTTGAGAGGAGCCTTATCAAAGGGCAGGTGGTAGTCGACTCCGTCGACTCTGCCTGATGTCCGATTTCTTCTCTACTTGGACTCCGTCCAAGCTCCTCTTACGAGGGGTGAGCTAGCGTAACCGTTACCTCATAAGCCTATCAGCTGTTTGAGACCAACCCTACGGCAGGTCGAGGTCCCTGCCTGTTTCAACCTAGGTCTCGTGCCGAGACCGAGGACTGACTCAGGAGTATGGTTTCGAGCCCAACATCTTACGACGATGGGCAGTTGGTGCCTCTGTGGGGTCCGGTATGCCGGACGTCGCCACTTCTCCCTCCATTTGCAAAATGGAGCTTTACGCTACAAAGACTGTAGTAGCGCGAAGTAGTCCCACAGCCACGGACACAGTGGGCTCCACTCTTTTATTGAGAGTGGCTCGCGATGGTGTGAAAAGCCAAAGCGCGGAGGTTCGAT